GCTATGCAAGTGCTTAGCAATTTAGTAACTTTGACTCCTCAAGATCAAAAGAAAGTTACTAATCAAGGTAAGCGTGAATTACCTCAAAGTAAGGTTGAAAATAATAAAGCATTTTCTAGTACTTTAGCAGAGAATTTGGTTCCAAGCGATCAAACTTTCTCTGAAGTACCTAAAACGCAAAAATTATCTAAATCTTCTTCTTTGATAGTTTTCACACCTACTCAACGAGCTAATGCTGCTCGTAATAAGGATTGTCCTCCAGGGATTCTTCCATCGAGATGGATTCTATTAAAGAATCAAAATCTAAGAACCCCAGAAAAACTGGATAGTGTTATTCGTAAAGAATATTACAGAAATCTACAAAATGAGGTTTATACTTTGAGAACTCGATGGAGTTTAAAATCCAAAGCAATAAATGTGTTTTTATGTAACCCTAGAGAAATTTGGAAACAAATTGAGGCTAATAAAACATATTCATCACTACACAAAGCATTAAAGGTGTGGAGAAAAGCAGCACATGCTTACAGGCCGGTTGGAGTAACTATTCCTCAAGAATGGTATCAACTCACACCAACCGCAAAATGAATTACGAATTTATCAAAAATCATAAATATTTAGTTATAAATTTTATAACTTTGTTGTTGGGATGTATCTCAGCAGCATTTGGATATGGATTTAAATTTGATATAGTTCTTTATTCAATCACATCGACACTATTAGTTCGATATGTCATACTACCGAATATTAAGGAGGTTAGTAAATCTTTCTTTAGAGGTGTCAAAGAAGGATTACACGAAATCGCTACAGTCAATACAGCTGGTTTTAATTTAAGATCAGTGGCTATACGATTTGGTGATCATTTTACAGGTATCTCGGCATGCTTTTATAGTGCTATGCAAGACCCTAGTACTAAAACTGTGGTAGCTGAATTAGTTAAGGTAGGTTCGTTCTTAGGAATAGAAATACCGATAGTTAATGTTATCACATCAAAAGCAGCTCAGATCGCTGAAAATGCTATTCGAGTGGAAACACTTGAAGACTGTATACCTTTAATAGGTACAGTAACGGCTTTAACAGGCCAAGAAATTTCTGGAGTCTCCATGGACGCGTTTTTGCAGAAACAAGCGCGTAATATTACTAATATCAAGATAATTCAAGAGCAAATTAGAACAGTTTTTGAAACATCTGGTATAGTACAACCAAAGAACCATGAGAAACTCTTAGAGATTTCACAGCTTTTAGTTGACATTCGTGAAGATTTTGAATACTTCACCAAATTGATGGCTATAGCTGGACATGAATTAAACAAACCTGAAGGTCGTAAAAGACTACAGAATTTTGAAAATAAGGTAAAAGAACTCAACGCCTTAATAAAAACAGTAAATCAACCTAGTTTGAAAAATAATGCTGTTTTTACAGAAGCGTCTTCTTTAATATCCTTGGCGCTCAAAATTTTAGTTCAGGCTAAAATAATTCAAAGTCAAAAAATGCGCCCTACACCAGTAGGTGTGTGCATTCAAGGAGTAAGTGGTATAGGAAAATCAACTTTAGTAACAGCCCTAATAAACGCTGTTAAGAAAGAAGTTTCCGAAAAATACTTCGAATCCTTAGGAATAGCTGATGATTGGCAAACATGGTTTGCTCAATTCAGAGATGATTTCGATACTGGTTATAACGGTCAAGAGATCACATATATGGATGATGCTTTCCAAAAGAAAGATCATACTGATCATCCAATGTGGATTAACTTTATCAGTAATCAGCCTATCGGGATGGTTATGGCAAGAGAAGAAGAGAAAGGGAAACCTTTTAATTCCTTAATGTGTTTAGTTACATGTAATGTCATACCTGATAAGAGTACTACCATCTCTGATATATCAGCACTCCACAATAGATTTCCTATAACTATTGTGGCAGGATTAAAGAAAGGGCACAAATTACCAACTGGTAATTCCGAGTATGATCCTAGCTTCTCGCATATGCAATTTGAGATTGGACGAATGTCTGAGATCAAATCAAAGAAAACGAGGGCAATAGAATTCAAAGAAATTGCAGAGCTCATTGCGTTATCTATATTTAACAACAATGAAAAATGCAATAGAATTTTGAATTCTGATATTATTCATCATCAAAGTAGTAGTGATGAAGATGATGATGATGTAATACTATTCGATCCTAACAAGGTTAATGGCGATGCAGAATCACCATTTTCCGATTGTGAGGATGAAGAAGAAATAGTAGAGAAGAGTTTATCTTCTATCTCTGAGGAAGAAGAGAATGA